ACCGTCCGCTTGTCTCCTCCTAAGCTATGTCTGCCCTCAGTGTAGCTACCATCGTTCCATGCTCACAAGCTTCTTCTTTCTGGCAAACCTCTTCGGTGCTCTGCCATGTCTCAGGTTGTGACACTGCGTACATAGACTTACCAGGTTATCATCATCAAGTCCAAGTTCCGGATGTTCCTTTAGTTCCTGGATATGATGTACCTCTTCAGCTCTCCATATCTTTCTGTCTCTTCCGATCAGCTGTGTGCCAGATGCAGCTGCGTCTTTTATTCTCTTGCGGCAATCCTGACACTCGTAATGATCTCGATCTAATATCTGCATTCTCTTATGTTTCCATGCAGATGAGTTGTAAAATGCTTTTGCTTCTTTGTCTGTCATATTTTTATTTTGGCGGTTTCTGTATCTGTAATAAGGAGTTCTAAAAAAGTAATCGCAACAAACAAATGTACTGACGTATGAATAAATTCTTTCCAGAGTAAACCGCCAAACCTCTTTCCAGAATTTACGGCAAAGAAAAAGGCAACAATCTTTCGACTGCTGCCCCGTTTCAATTCTTTACCTGCATATACTATATCACAGGTTGAGTGTCGCATTCTATCGCATATTTAAAATTTTTCAATGCATCTGAATGCTTTTTATGCACATACTGCCAGCAATACCCGGTTCTTGCACAGATTTCTTTCCATCTCATAAGATCTATGTAATGATAAGTCAGGATATCTTTCTCTGTCTCATCTTCTATCTGCTCAATTCTTTCCCTGATCTCAGTCCGGATCCTGACCCTTCTCTTCCTCTGCTCCACCAGTTTCCGTTCCTGTTCGTCCACTTCTGCTGCATAATCTGACAGATCAGAAAGGTTGCTGCTTTTTGGCAACCCATCTGCTGCCAGTGCTCCCGGAAGCATCCGATCCAGCTTTAAGCGTTCCAACTCTTCCTCGATCCGCTTCTCCTGGCGTAATGCTTTGCCGTACTGTTTCAGGTATTCCTTTTTCTTCTCATTCTCTTCTTTCACTGTTTCCATCGGTATACCCTCCCCGTCTTTCTGTCTCTTAATACTAAGACCTCGAATCCAAGCAGACTTGCTATATCTTTTAATGCTTTATGCGCTTCCTTTACGTGGTGTGGAATGCGGCTTGCATCCTGGATGGCTTTGCCTGCTGTCGGATCACGATATCCTTCCTGGTTTTTATACAATGTTTCATCACCTCCTACTCTATCATTGCCGGAATGAACAGCGCCCATAAGCACCACGCCGATCCCGTCCATTTCATTCCAATAATTACTGCAACTGTCGTAATTATCCATACAAGTATCTTTGTATATTTATCTTCCATTATCCTTTATACCTTTCCGGAAGCGGCATCCACGCCACAACCTTATACGGTTCTCCCTGTTCATCGAACCAGACACCTGTCTGGGAATAATACAGCGTTGTTGCCTTATCTGCTCCCTCGATCGTGACCAGAAACTCCGCTGCATATGCACTTCTGACATATGATTCTATGAACTCCCGTTGATCTGGAAGTCGATCTGCTGTTGAAATCCAGTTATTGTTCATCTTCTCACTCTCCCTTATACGGCTCTGGTAATGGCATCCAGGCATTCACAAAAAATCCATAGCTTGAATATGATTTTTCATCATCTCCTGGATAGAAAGTACCGCCCTCGTCATTTTCTTCGTATCTTGCGATATCTGGCATTGTGGAATTTTTAAATGATACCAGTATGTAGCTTTCATCTTCCGGCAATCTCTCGCTTATTGGAATCCACTGAGTTTCTTTCAGTGCATGTATCCCTATTTTAATGGCTTCTACTGTTTCCTCAGTCCAGCCCCATTCAAGATGTTTCACTAATCTATCTATTGCTTGCCGATTGTTCATCTTCGACTTCCTCTTCTTTTGGAAACTGAAATACTTTCGGATATCCCAATGTTTCTCGACGGACTCTCATAATAAATTGTATCCGTCTTTTCCTATGTCCTTGTTGGTGCGTGGTAAAATCTTCTGTCTGCTGTCTCTACCATCGTCTGTTCCTCACATGCTGTAAGTGTGTAGAATTTTACTACGTAACCAATCACTCCACTCCACTTGAAATGCACCGTACTTTATCTCCGATACTGAATCCTCTAATCATCAGCTTTTTCCATCCTTTCAAAATAGAATTCAACCGGTTTTATCTCTTCTCTTATCAACCCGTATTTACATAGTAATTTGTAATTGAAATTCTTCCGTAAATTCTCATATAACATAGTTGATAAATTTTTCCGGAACGTTTCCAAACTGTATGTACCCTTATAGAAGTTGCAAGCTCTACATGTCGGCATATAGTTATCAATGCTGTTAAGTTCCTCGTCTGTTAAGGTTTTACTTTTACTATAAGAACGATGTTTTTCATAGTCATGCTTATATACCGGCTCTACATGGTCAACTTGCATATCCTTATATTCCAGCTCGCAACCACAGTAGGCGCACCGGTGATTGTATTTCTCGTATACCGACAGTCGGACTGATTTTGGTATACTTTTCCGGCTACTCATCTTCTTCCTCCTCCACATAATCCGGGCAATCCTCTGCAAATTCATACTCGTCCGAAGAATCGCACTGCATCGGGCAACCCACGTAATCCGGGCATTCCAAGCAGCACATATGATTGTTTTCGTTTATCGCACATTTTCCTCTGCATCCCATTTACTGTTCCTCCTTCCATTTCTTCTCACTGAATTCATCCGGTTCCATATATGTGTTTCCGTCACATTCGACAACTCCACGCCCGTATCTATAAGCACATTGTCTACAGAGCGCTCAGAATGCAAAAAGTCCTTTATTTTTCCCTTTAGATATTCGGAATGTTGCTGTATATGGCATAATCTTGATTTCCGGAACATGCGATTTCATATCTCTACCACAACACCAGCATTTCTGTTCACAGCCAGTTATCTCATGAATTTCTTTACTGTAATCTTTAAAAAGCCCACCATATCGAAAAGGCTTATCTCTCAGCGTATTCTTTCCTTTCATGTGATTTCTCCTTTCTCGACAAGCCGACTACCGAGTGATAATCGGCTGCCTGATTTATTATTTCCCCCAAGCCAGAAGTTGACACACTATCGTGCAATCTGCCACTATTCTGTATATACCTTACTTACCCAACCGCATTTTCTACATGAATAATACCAGCATCCAACACCATCTGTTGACGCATTATTATATGCTATTACTTTTTCCCGATTGGTCAGCTTTTTGATTTTGTTTGTACGTTCATCGACTTCTTTTCCTGTATTAGCATCTTCAGTTTTCATCAATACAGTTTGGGAACACAAATTGATTTTTTTGCTTCCACAAAATGGGCAACTGTATACTCCGTCATTTTCAACTACTTCACTTTTTTCGTTCATTTCCTCCTCCATGATTCCACGCCTTCCATTCCTTCTTTACTAATCAACTGCTGCCACTCCCAGTTTATATAGCTCCTCACAATCCCTTTCTGATTCCTGACCTGCACATGGCGCGGATAGATTCCGAGGATCGTGACTTTTTCCGTGGCGAGTCTGGTTTTACCTCCCTTCTGGGAGATCCTGCGCCTTAACTGTACTTTATCTCCAACTTTCATTTTTTTGTTCCTTTCCGTCTTACCTTGCGCATTTTCTTGCTTACCGGGTATATGAACGCCCGCATATTGCCGGGTTTAGTCGTCTTCCTCTTCATCTTTCTCACCCTCCCGGTTCTCTAAAATGATTCCATTTGCATTTATATCTCCGTCCGCTTTTACCATAATGTACCTTTCTCCGTTAATCATCTCTAAGGTAACAAGGTCCGTTCTGTCTGCGCTTACTGTTACATGTGCATCCGGAAGACCAATCTCAAATGTCTTCGTGCTCACTGTGTTGTCCGCATCGATTTCAGCCGCGTCACAGTCTTTTGTTTTTTCTGCTGCCAGTTCCGGATCTATCCCGATGCTTTTTAATACGTTTTCCAGCTCCGCGCCTTTTAATATCCGGTTGTTGGATTCTGCTTTTATTTCACGGATTCTTCCAAGGTAATGATAAATATCTTTCGCCTGTTCCAGGCTTACTTTTCCGTCTGCTGCATTTAACCCTTCCCTAAAAGCTTCTTTCTGCTCTTTTGGTGTGGATGGCATCCCGCATCGGAGTGTCTGTGTGATCAGGCCTGCGTCCGGTTTATCCGGAACTTTGCTGTAGTACCAGATATGCTCCGGATCTCCGTGGCGGTCTGTAAATGCCGGATATAAAAATCCTTGTGTCGGCATACTTACTACCCAGTCTCTTGTACGTTCCTGAATATCTGCCAGTTCTGGTTTATAAGATAATCCTGCTGCCGATAAGCTTACCGGGCAGATACATCCGATCATGTACTCATAAACCTCTTCACTTTCATCCAGATCCGCTCCGTCCATGGCAATTCCTGGAATGTCGTAGATTCCACTGGCAATTAGAATCAAAGAATACTCTTTAATGCCAATAGACTCTGCAATCTCTTCCAGGAAGATCTGGCGTACATCATTGTCTTCTAACCCTGTTTTTACAATCGTGGTCAGATGCTGCTTTCTTGTTTCCTCCTTAAACTCCAGCTGAAACATATTTCTTCCAGGCTTTCCGGATAAAACCTTTTTGAAGATATCCAAGTATTTGAACGTTTCCGTCTCTTCGAGGTTTAAAAAGTTTTTGACAAATTCCAACCTGCAGTTCCGGTCATTATCTACGATATATCCTGTTATCTTAGTGATGTTGCATAATTCTATCCTCATGTTTCTTTTAAGCTCAAACAGCTCTTTCTTCATGTCGCTCCTTTCTGGCTGCCGCACCGGGCAGCCATGCACTCTGCGAAATTGTGATATATTAACTTCCTGTGGTGCCTATAAATAATTCTTTCCGGCGTTTTTCATCCATTCTTCCCTTGTATGGGTTCTTTCGTACACTTCCTGGGCTTTCGCCATCAGGATCCGCGCGTTCTTGGCATTGTTATGGACTGCTGCCGGTCCGTTCCGGTGATGTTCCAGGCAGAGATTTACTTTTAACCCTTCCGCCTCTGCAAATGTATGGGTGTTACCAAACAAAACATGATGCTCTTCCAGATATGGCTTGTATGTAAAATCTCCATCCAGTAACATGCACAGGTAGCACCGGCGGTCGCTTTTTGGCTGCATGATGCTTTTTTTGTGCTTCTTACGTTTCTTCTTGGTTGGTTTCGGAAACATCATATTCACCAGATAACACCTCCCCGTTTTGATCTACTTTTTCGTTTAAATACAGATACCATTCCTGTGAACTGTGTACTTTTTGGGTTGTCTCTGCAAGGTACAGAGCCGCATGATACAAGGGAATTGTCTGGAGATATTCCCGGCGGGTTAATTTGATTTTGGGAAATGTAGCCAGGTATTCTTCTACGGTTATATTTTTCGGGCAGGCATCCGGTTTCCAGTCTTCTACACTCAACTGCTCCATCTTAGGACTCCTTTTTGTATAGCTCATGGTTGCCGTAAACCAAATCCGCCTCTTCTCTTTCATAACTCCAGCCATAACGCATTAAGATTTTGAAGCATTCCTGGTATCTCTTTCCGGCATCCTCTTTGTATTCTCCGGAATACCCTACCAAATCCCCGATATAATCATCCATCATACCGTTCATTGCAATTAGGAGTAACACCTGCGTATCCAGTGTTTGTATTTTTTCTTCTGCTTCTTCCTTTTCTTTTTCATCCGCATCATACAAGCTTTTCCCGGTAAAAAATTTTAGAACCATTCCATTTCCTAACCAACAGGACTTCTCCATCATGTTCCGAATCATCTTTTCAATGATTTTCTGGCGTTCCTCATCTTTTAGCAGTTCGATTTTTCCGTCTGCTATTGTCCGGATGAATTCTTTTTTTCTTTCATTCATTTTTTTCTGTAAAGCTTTCAACTGCTTTATCTTTTTTCTCTGCCTGTCCCATTCTGTTTCAACCTTTTCTGATTTCGGGAGTTTTTCCACTACATCAATCCCATTCCAACCATCCAGATAATACAGTTCTTTTCCGCGGATATTGATTCTCTTTGGCGGCTCTTTATCCAGTGGAATACTCTTTTTATCTTTTACCTCTTCGGTATAGCGTTTTCTCTCTATCTCCTTTGTGGCTTTCTTTATTCCTGCTGCCTCCAAGAGCTCGATTATAATCTTCTTATTCTTCTCCTTCTCCCTGTTTTTAATCTCTGCTTCTACTTTCCACTGAATCTGTCTGGAGTCTGTTGCATCTTTTAAGATTCGGTTTCTGATTTCAACATCCTCGATTCTCGACAGTTGGGCAAGGTCTTTTAGATTTAGCTGATATGCCCCGTTCTCATCCGTCTTTTCCTTCACCAGATCCCGGTCAAGCTTCGCGATCTCCAACCTCCGGTGGACGGTTGTCCTGGAGAATCCGGTCTTTTCTGCAATCTGTTCTTCCGTATCTCCAAGATCTAACATCATCTGGAAGCCCTCTGCCTGCTCCAGGACTGTCAGGTCAATACGCTGCATATTCTCTTCCAGCATGGTTCCGACCTGGTCTTTATAGCTCATGTCCTCTACGATCCGGCATGGATACATAGTTACGCCTGCCATTTTTCCGGCGGCGAACCGGCGGTGCCCGATGATCAGCGTGTATCCTTCATCGTGGTGCGCCCGGTTTTCATCCCAATATCCCGGAATTACCGTAAGATTCTGCATAATTCCTTTCTTCTTGATTGACTCACTCAGCTCCGTCAGATCACCCAGGTCTTTTCGTGGGTTATCCGGATGCTGGTGAATCAGCTTGGCGTTGATATTCGTGATTCCACTGGTTGTCATTTTATTTTTTTCTCCCTTTCTTCTCTTAAACGTCCTGCTATATCATTAAGCGTTATTGCCATACTATCGCATATCGTGATAAGTGCTGATTTTAGGCTTTTCATCCATCCGTCAATCTCTTTTGTTAACGTCTCCATCATTGTCGGCAATGTTATATTTATCTGCCTCGCCATTTTCCTTGCATACCGCCGTTGTTTTCGTTTATCCACCTCGAACGGAGGATTTGCTCCATACTTTTTCTTGTAATTCTTTTTCCATTGTCTATATTTCATTGTTTTCTTCCTTTTCCCGCATTTTAGACTGTAGTCTATCGGAATACCGCGTAGACTCAGAAAACTCTAAGCTTACACGATGTTTTTCCATCTGCTCCGACAGTTCCTGCCAGAGCTCTTTGTTCTTGATCTCTTTTCCATGTGGTCTGCGCCACTCTTCCCGTTTCCATTTGTCCATATTTCCTTCGTTTATGGTTGTGACCAGGAACTGATCCGGCGTGTAGGCAGTCACTTCACACGGTCGGAGCATTCTCAGACCGACAAGGATAGCAATCATACTCATACGGTGGTATGTCGTCTTCTGTTCGGTCTCGATCTGTGCTTTGACCGCCGGTCCTTTCTTAGTCTCGCATTCTACCAGAGCGATGCACTTTCCGTTTTTTGCGGTTGGTCCCCGGAAGTTTACTTCCGTGAACAGTTCTATCTTCATCTTCCGTCCTCCTTATCCGGATCATTTCATAATGCCGATATGGAAATCCGGTTGCTTTGTTGATTCCTTCAAAATAGGTGTCCTTTACTATGTAGTATCCTTTTTTCGGTCTCGGTTCTTTTTGCCACCGGTACAGAATATCCGTCTCCGGTTCCGGAAGCGGCATATTTCTGGATCTTGAAAAACTCGCTTCTTTGATCTTGTGATCCAGAACACCGTCCTCCACATATTTTTTCTGTGTTTTCTCATTTTTTGTGATGTACTGGGCGAGTTTCCGGAACTCTCCTTTTTCGTATAGCAACTGCTTATTCCGAACCTTCCCATGCTTCCAGGATGCAGCTATGATCAGATCTGTATCCTGGATTCGGTTCAGAACTACATGGACATGCCAGTTTCCAGACGGCGTGCATTCAATATTCCGGAGCCACCGGAGTTCCTCGCCACGTTTCC